TCACGAATCATTCCGTGAAATACGTCTCCGCCCTTCTGCTTGAGCTGATTAGCATAGATAGAAAGAGAAAGCACATCGCCATGTTTCAGACATTCACGAGCTGCAAGGCCTTTCTCTGTATTATTCAGAGAGCCGTAAACGTAAACACCTTGATCCATGTTGTGCAGAAGTGCTTTACCGACAACATTCTCGGGTCCGCCATGCTGATGGTTCCACACAAGAGGAACAGTGCGACCATCACAGTCTTTAAATGCATTCCGGCGAATAATTCTACCGTCGGAGCATCTAACATCGTTTTTAGTGGCCCATCCACTAAAATCATATTTTTCGCCCATTTTGAATTTTCACCTCTATTTTTGTTTCGAGCTTTTACAAATCATTCCACGTACTCTTCTTCCGGAACTTCTTCATATCCGGGAGGCAGCATCTCATAGACTTCTTCTCCATCTGTAGTAGCGTAAGTCTGTTCAGGTGACGCATTGATGTTCTTGTTTCGAAGTTCATCTGCGCGCTGATCATTGACCGGTTTCATGCCAACAACCTGACGAATCTCATTCGAGGACATGATTTCATTCCTCGTGAACTTGTCAGCAATGTCAGCGATCTGCGTTACAGGTATAAGCTTGAACGGATCTCTAAAGAAAAGAATAGACTGTCCTCTTGTACGGGCAGTCTTGGTAAGGAACTTGCGCTTATACTCATCGACTATTGCCGACATGATAGGCTCAATCGTTCTATTCAAATAATTATTCATTTCACTGTCTGTCGCAGTGCCTTCCAGAATTCCCTTGGTAATACCAAGTTGGCTATAGAGCATCTCTGTAAGATACTGAATCTGGGACATGAGATTGTTGTCTACTGATCGGTTCAACTGAGTAATCTTCTCGGTTCCATCAGTATAAGCTATACCGTATTTGGATCCTTTGAGTTGCATCTCGATATCTTTTCGGCGAGCTTCTGCTTGCTGTTTTCGAGCTTCAGTCTTAATTACATAGGGGAGCTGAATTATCATGTCCAGTTTCCCAGATCCACTCTGCTCATCAATTGCATCCAAAAGATTCAACTTTCGAATGAGTCGTTGCATAGTGGAGTTATGTTCATTAATAACTGCATACAAAGGATTCTCAATTAATGCTACTACTTTCTTAGGAACTATTTTTTCTTCCCGAAGTCCAGTTCGGTCATTGTAGATGTTAAGACGTACGTGATCTGGATACCATTGAACAACTTTTGCCGTTCGCATTGACTCTATATTATAAGAGTTTGTAAGCGTCGGATCGTCAGATGTGTCAATCGGAACTGATCCAACACAACCTTCATCAAGCATAGACAAGACAAGGTCCTGAATATAAGCTCTTCCGGTCTGATCCTTATTTGCTTCAAGCGTGAGGCAACTGTTTAAACTGGAATCCAATGTTTCGATGTATCGGCCGTTCTTATCAAGGAGTACATGATTAATATCAATCGATGCACAATCCATAGCAATTCGGTTGTAAATCGTCGTGATGATAGAGCGTTCATTACCCTTGGTTAGTCTCGGTCGATCTGGTTTGTAAGAGCTTCCTAATCCAACGTCGCGGTATTCCACGGCATTCGACCCATACATACTTGTAGGAGGGTCTCTTGACATGAAAGCATTCCAAGCATGCTTCAGTCGATTAGATAAACGCTCTGGCATTATTACTCCTTAGTCGCTGAGATATCAGCCTGCTCCTGTCCTATTCCCAAGATTATCGGAAGCTTTTTCGGCACGCTTCTTATTCTTCTGTTCTTCCTGCCAGTCTTCGATTGCCTCGCTTGCGTTCTTTACAGGATCTTCAAAGAATTCGTCGAAGGCGTTAACAGTATTCTTTACCCAATCGACACTTTCATCATATTTTCCAGCAACTTTTTCAACAACGGTATTTATATTTCCTTTGAGTTTTGAAATAAAAGTCGAGGCAATAGTCTTTGCACTAGTGAGATTGGTAACCGTATTCTTATATTTTTCCACAATCTCTGATTTCGCCTTTGCATAAGCATCGGAAACGGCCTCACTTACTTCAGCATATTTCGAAGAAAGCTTCTTACTTACCTTGTAGCTAGTCTTAGCCACATTAACATATGCACGCGTTGCAAGTCTATTTGCTTCTTTATAAGCTTTAGAATTAACAACGGCATTTTTGGCAGTATTAGTGGCATCGCTAACTACTTTTTTAATATCTTTGGTGTTTACGCTTCCGTCCTTATTATAGTCAAGGGCATTCTTTGCTGCATTTTTTGCAGAAGTAGCAGCTTTTTTAACGTTTCCAACTGCAGTATCAATTGTATAACTAATCTTATTTTTTCTAGCTGTCTTCTTAGCATTTTTCATAATATCTGCACGCGCAGCATTTACTTTGGCATACGAAGTATCCTTGTTTGCGTTATAAGTCGCTGTCTTACGAGCCTCTCTTGCAATGGCGGCTCTCCCAGAAGTACTAAGTACAGCCTCTCGAGCAGCCGCTTGTCTTTTTTTTCTGAGAATTTCAGATAAAGCGGCATTACTACGTCCTGCTCCAACTCCATAGTGAAGCTTTCCAAGAGTGGTAAGGGAACCGTCTGCATTCTGGTACTTTCGAGTTCCCCATGACATACCTTTAACCCCATAGTGGATCAGGTACTCTTTTTCATGATCATTCATGATTTATTCTCCTTTTTCATAAAAATCAATTCCATATAATCCAGTAAAAACATAGTGGGTGAACGGATCCTCGAAGCGTTTATCATTGATAGCTTACCTCCACGTTTTTATTCTTATATGCGATTTTTCCGGAGCTATAGACGCCGTTCTTGATCTGCGACATATCGTAGGTAGGATCAGCAAGGGCCGTATACACTCCGATTTGTTTCCTCATTGCAACAAACTGTATAACTCGTCCTGATGGAGCTTCGAACTCATCCACGTTTTTATTCATAAGTTCAGCCATCTTCTTGTTATAAGCATTCACGTAATTCGCATTCAGTTTTCCTCTGGTCGTATACATAGGATACTGTTTGCGAAGAACATTTTTGTCATATTCTGTTAATTCTTGTTTGGACTCTTTGTAAGCTTGTTTTCTCGCTTTTCTCTCATTTCTTTTAACATAGCGCATATCTTTACGATTTAACCTTCGTTCAGCTGCGCTATAATCCGACCTACTTAAAGGATAAGGAGGTCCATTCTGGTCTCCCCATTTCTGCCCGAGGATTCCATGATGGGCTAGGTAGTCCATTTTGAATTTTCACCTCCGAAAATAAAAAAATAGTCAGACTGAACGAAAATGAACAGTCTGACTAAAAAACAAATTTAACTATTGACTTAAAAGGTGCTGAATTGGTATAATGTATACAAATTTAAGAAAGGACTTTGATACTATGAAAAGATTATTCGCTCTCCTTTTAGTCGTCGCCATTGTACTATCTCTTCCTATTATTTCTTTTGCAACATATACTCTTCCAGTTGGAACTTATACGGTTCCTCAAGGGATACCTGCTGGAGATTATTACGTTAAGAAACATTCATACAGTTCAACATTAAAATTAGTTCGTAACGGAGAGACATTAGTATCATCGGAACTTGAATACACTCCTCTCCCCATTTCTATCAAAGACGGAGACCAGATTACCATCGAAAGTTCCGAGGCTTTCTTTTACAACGATGATATGTTCAAGGACTATGCCTATATAGAAGATGGAAAATATTACTGTCCAGAGGACATTCCTTCGGGAAAGTACACGTTCTGTTCACTCGGAGGACTATGGGCTGGAATAGCTTTACTTGATCCTTCTGTAGTAAATGAAGAGGGAGAGGAAACTGCTATTGATTTTTCTCTTATGAGTGCAGGCGATACATATACAATAAGCATAAAAGAGGGACAGTATTTCCAAATATCTGATCAAGGATACATTAAGAAACACTTCAAACTCTTCGGCTAATCAAACGCATCTTTATTGTTCTTGTAAGCAACAAAAGCATCCATCAATGCAGAGACATTATCAATCTTTTGATCATGTCTCTTTTTTAATAGCTTACGATTGCCATTTGTGTCCTCGATGGTAATGCAGTTACCCATAGCAAACTTCATGAGTTCTTCATCGAACATGAGTCGTCGATCCTCGGCAAGCTTCTTTAACTCACCAAGTGGGACTGACTCTGTCTTAGCGCCCTGAATAACTTTCTCGATTCCGAACGGTCCGTTCTCCGTTTCCCAACGCTCAACAAATGATCTTGCGTTATATGGGTCAAACCCAAAACAACGAACGTCGTATTGCATCTCATTGATGTGAGCATCTAGATCATCGTAGACTTCCATTAAATCCAGAATGGTCCCCTCTAAAACGATTAAGCTCCCTTCTCGCATAAATTCTTCGTACTTTGAACGCATAGCGAGTGGGAGCTTCATTAATGTTACAGAAGAAATATAACTTCGGGTCTTTACACCGAAGTTACCATTACCCATCGGAAAAAGAAAAGTGAATGCACAGAAGTCGTCGCCTTGCGAAAGGTCGGCGCCCATAGAACATCCCATTTTCCAGAAGTCGCATCGAGGATGGAGTTGTGTATCTTCATAAGTGAAGAAGTACGTATAGCCTTCCATCGGGATACCAAATCGTTTTGCAAGAATATCGTTTCGAACTGCTGGATTCTTCTCAGCACGTTCAACGTCCAACTGATACGTCTCATAAGAAACTGTTAATCCGATGTTCGGATTCGCTTTAACCCACATATCAGGATCGTTTACTTCATCAATGCTGTCGAGTTTGTAATACCAAATCGATACGTGATTATTCTGGTATTCGCCTCGAAGGATTTTCATCAATTCCATTTTGATACTATCGCCTACGCCATTTCGTACGGTTCCTTCTGAACTGGTGGCAACGATCAAATAATCATCGGCTCGTTCAGGCCCGCTTTCAGACTTACTTGCGCCCTGCTCAATAGCAGCGATAGGATCTTCTCGGGTATCTCCGGAAAGCCATTCATCAACGGTGGCGACTTTGCATCGCAAACCTTGAAGTTTATCTATGCGCATTGGTCTGATTTCGAGGAGTGAGCCAGTTAGGAAGTTTTCAATACCTTTCTTTGTCGAGGCAAGTTTAACTCGATCTGCTTTGGATCCTGTCGTGTTCTGAAGAGACCCAAAGGTAAGCATCTTAAAGAAGTCGCCTCGAGATCTCGTAATCGCTGTACGAAACGGTGAGAGTACTTCTTCAGCGAGCTTCATTGTGGGAGCGGTTGTGACCTGGTGTGTCGTTGATCCATCACATGTCAGAAAATACGCCTGAATGCATTCGTCGTAGATTGACTTTGCAGCACCTCGGGCAACAATCAGATACTGTTTATTAATCAGTCGTTTCTTGATTCGTTTGCGAACGTAATGCGTATGACCATCTTCATCCGGAAGTGGAATTGTACGGTCAACAAAGTAATACCAACAGAATATCTGTTCGGCCCAAAGTTTAAACGAGTCGAGAAGTTTTAAATCAGATCCATCAGTTAATGTCAGTTCGTTTTCACAGAATGCTACGAAACCATTCATGGCGTTTTCGTCATAGTAGATTCCGGGATTCCGAATGAGTGCGTCGATCCGGTTCATCTCCATAGAAATCTCTCGGTTTACATAAATCTGTCCACGTAATACTTTATCTCTGAATCGTCCGTAATACTTCGGTGTAGCTGTGTTAGAAAGTGACAATCACATCATTCCCCTTCTTACGGATTTTGATTATTGTTGTTTCCATTGTTATTGTTGTTTCCATTATTGTTATTATTAGAATTTTGCTTATACGATCCGCTTTCAATGTTATACTTTGTCTTTAATATTGTCTCGGCGGCTCTGAGAGCATTAGCGGTTTCATTTAACGCCGCTGGATCGTTCTGTAAGAGTTTATCGAAATCAATATTATTCAGATCAATAACTGACGCATTTGCTGTATTGTTATAATCTTTTCTTCCTTTTTCAACTGCAACCATATCAGACATAATTTCTCTGAATTTCTTTACATCCCCAGGGCTTACCTTAGTTAGATCGGCATTGAGAACATTCTTCATTGTGACACCAGCTGTCTCAGCCATATTCAGAGATCTTCGTATTGCATTGATCTGTTCGGACGAATATTTACCACTACTCTCCATTACACCGACGACAAAGTTTTTCATCTTTGCAATCGTTACAGGAATAACAATTTCGTTCACTGTTTTCTTTCCGACAGTGGCGAGAGCTTCTTTGGTAGCTTTTGCAATTTTGTTCTCTTTCTCTTTCGGGAGAACAACGTTTTTGTATTCCTGCTCAAGTTTTGCACGGTTAATGTAGCTTCGAAGCTCATCATCACTCATAGACTTGAACGCTTTCTTTTTATTGAGTTCGGCTTCAGAAGCTTCTTTGGCCGCCTTCTTTTCTTCGGCTCGCTTTTCCATGTTCTTGATTGCTTCAGATACGGGATTAAGCTTTCTCTGTTTTGCTGTTCTCTGAGAATTACTCAGAGGATAAGGAGGACCGTTTTCGATCCCCCACTTCTGTCCAAGAATTCCGTGATGCTCTATCGATTCATCCAAGTTGGAAATTGCGGTGAGAACAACTTCGGAATCTTTCGCAATATCATTCATGTTGTTTCCCTCCCTGGGTCAACTGCATAGTTGATCCGAGATTCCAACTCCTTGATGGTTTCTTCAAGTGCATTCATCACGGTAGCTGACGTTGGCGGATCAAACATTTTTCTTGCTTTCATAAATACGTAAGTTTTAACAAAGTCAATATCTGTTCGACCATTTAAAAACTGTGTCCAAGTTTCAGAGGAACCTGTAATCTGGAACGGTTCGGTTCCTACTCCAAGCTGATATAAAATTGTAAAAGTGGAATTAATGTGGATAACGAGGTCCATATCAAAGGCAGTATCCAATGCATCAATTCCAACTAGTTTTTTAACTGAGTTTAAAATACTGTCTGTCATTTTGAAACCTCCTTAAGGTTCGACATATGCACGATCCCAGTATACGAGATCTAATAAATGACGCGTTTCCGTTCCGATACCATTTCTAACTCCAATTATCCCTTTCGCAGAATTACCATATCGGTCAGATAGTATTCTTTCAGTAGCATTTATCGCATCATTATTGACCTTCTCATATCCACCATATTTTTCAGCAATTTTGTATTCGTCTTCTTTCGAAGCATAACGAGGAATTTCAGTCCAATATTTAAATGCTTTCTTTATGCTGGGGTCTTTACATAATTCATCAACAAAATCATCATCCTTTAAAGCATATGAACTAGTCACTTTTCTAGGATACGATGTTTTTGTTTCTTTTTTACTTGAAACAGAATCAGAATTATACGCTTTGATAATTTCTTCTACTGCTTTATCTGCTGTTCCTCGTTTGAATAGTCCTTCATTAGAATAACCGGCTACATATATCTCATTACCCTTTTGTATAGTAACTGCAAAAGTTGAAATTTTAGAACTATATCCAGGAGTGTCTCTCGTCACTAAGATTCTTTGTGTTCCGTCTGAATTTTCTTCAACAACTCTGTAATTATCTACTACTCCGGCAGGTCGATGATGATAGCCATCTTGGTCAACTGTGTCTTTTTTAATCTTTGTTGATCCATATGAAAATTTACTGGCTATCGAATCTTCTTCTTTGTTTCCGAAGTAATTAGCTTCTTCTCTATATTTATTCATTGACTTATAGAGAGCAGATTTAAGTTCGTCTCTTGTGCTTTTACTAATATCAGATCTTTCACTTATGCTATGTTTCCCAGAACCAAGTGGATACGGAGGTCCATTTCTGTCGCCCCATTTCTGTCCGAGAATTCCGTGATGATAGAGTTCGTTCGAGGTATCTCTAAATTTCACAAGATACTCTGTTTTCATTTTGACTTCCTCCAAGGGCATGTATCATTCGGAGTTCGTTCTGCGAATTTGTTTGCTGGAAGAAGTGTCTCGTCTCCATAGTGAATCGCGTTGTGTGTATCGTGTGAAACACAAATTAGAAAATCAGGATTCAACAGATAGTCTGTTTGATCCATGATGTCTTTCATGTTCACGGGATTCATGTGATGGATTAGTATCTTCCCTCCGATTGGTCGATCTGGGTCTCCGAGATCGCAACCGTTGTCTCGCAGTAAAATTTCATTCCGAATTTTTCTCCATTGCGTCGAAGTATAAAAGCGTTGATTCATCCAACGATCGAAACCAAATGTAGGTTGGCCAACAGATCCTGAAAGTTTTAAGTAGTTGTATCTTTCCTCAAATGTTTTCAGTTGTGTAAGTTCACTGTAGGTCTTGATCATAGTAATCCTCCGGATCGCCTTTACCATTGTAGATTGCAAACTGCTTGAGCGCTTTCTCAAAGAGCTCTTTAGATTCCTTCGTTGCCTGGAGTGCTTCAGTTTTCGCGGTGATTAATTCTTTCTGCTTTTCTAAAATTTCTTTTTCGATTCTTTCTTTTGTTGAACCTAATTTCAAAAAATGTGTAATGACCTGAGAAGAAGCAGTTCCGTTTAATATCTGCTGCTCTGCAAGATCGTATGCTGCTGCAATAACTTGATTCTCTCTTGCTTCCGGATCTAGTGCTGGTCTTCGCCTTCTAGTGACTTCTGCAGTACTTTCCTTAACTTTTCTCACTCATCACGCCTCCTTCCATTAGGTTTTCATGAGAATTGCTAAACTTTTGTATAAGTTTTGCACCATTTAAGAAGACATAGGTGAACAATTTTTTGGAGGAAATGAATGAAACTGATTCTTGAAAGGAGAACGTCTGGCAAACCGTCTAAGCTAAATCAGGAATGAGCATAACCTATGTCTTCGTAAATGATGCAAAGCTCGAAAATATAATTTGAGTCCGGTAAATATAATTCTAAAAAATTCCCCCGGGGCCATTTTGGAGAGGCCGGCGATTTGGGAGGGGGTGTATAGCTTGGGGACCCTCCCCTTATGGGTAATGAAATAACTTTATACGTCTGTAACGTAGGTAACGGACTGATATTTATATTTGTTTGCAACAAAAAGCTTCTTTTAAATATCAATGAATTCGTGAAGTTTGTTTGTTAAGTCAAACAAATAGAATTTGAAACAAGATTTGTTCCCATATATATAGAGAAACAATGAAAATATCAATAAATTAGCGATGTTGTTCGAGTCTGTGAGGATCTACTCATAGAATTGAGTTCTCTATAATATAGACAGAAGTAACAAACAATGTTTTATTAAACTTAATGTTTGAAAACAAACGAAAAGCGTTTGTAATTCAATAATTACTTTCTTAAAAGAGAAGTCTTCAATTGACATGGGGGCTTCAAATGAATAGGACAGAGTACGGTCAAATATCAAAGAAACAGAAGATTCAATAGCATTTTGTCTTATTAAATGTTTCAATTACTTAAGAAGATGACAGAAACTATTGTTCTATTATAGAGCCCATAAATATCAATGAATAGACTACTTTTTAAGAATTAGAAAGGGTTCGATTGAGTGGGGATTATTCCACGTGTATACCGGTATGTGTAGTAAATATCAATAATGCATAGCCGATTGTTCAGTGGAGCTCAAATGTGATCTGCAATTGTATCTATATGTATACAAATATCAATAACGAAGCATTGATATTTAACGATCGTTGAGCATCTCTCATTCAATCGTGCTTGTAATAAGCTATCTAAAAGGGGATAAATATCAATTAGGTGGGTGGGGTGTGAAAAACGAAAAGGGGTGTAGAATTAGATGATATTTATAGCATGATATTATAGACAGCTTATTTAAATATCAAAGACGCATTACTTTCGTTTCTGAATGAACTTTTCAATAAGTTTGTTTAATTGTTTGCAAGCATTGTCTAAACTACTTTCAAATATCAATAGAAAGTATAGAGAAAAGAACAGAAGAATGGTATAAGTTTTCATGCCTTGTTGTATGCACTGAATCGAATATCAATAAACGTCTTCTACTTCTGTCTCAATCTTCATGTAGATTCCGATTGGATCTTCATCAATAATAGCATCAATAGTTCTCTCAACTTCTTTGTTGTATTCTGCAACTGATAAATGTGAGGAGGATCTTGAGTAAACGCCAAGAGCCCTAAAGACTCGTCTACCTGTCAAGTTCTCGTATGCTTCCCATTCATCAGGATTCTTAAAGTAATTGTAAGGATTGTCTTTTGTAGTAAGAGCATAAACTTTCATGTTTGATTTTCCTCCTTTCAAATATCAATAGATTCTGATGTGATGGCTCTCAGGACCATGCTTAACATCAGAATCTATTAAGAAGTCTTATGTACTTTTGCGTTTGCTAATTTATAAGGGGTTGAATATCAACGGACTCCTCCGAGTGTTCGACATCATACTTTCCAAGAAGTATATTATTAATGGTTGTGGTCGAGAGGTTCATCATATTGGATATCTCTTTCGCAGTATATCCATTCTTACTTCTTGCTCTGATCATGTCGAGCTGAGCACTACTGAGATTTGTCTCTCTATCTTTAGGCATGGCTCGTTCTCTCAACTTGTCCGTATCAGTGTTCGCCATAATATCACGGAGCTTCTGAGCACTGATTGCACCAGACTGGATGGCTTCCCATTCACGGTCAGTAATATCAATAGCTTCTTTCTTAGCACCATAACGGACACGCTGTTCTGCTAATGCCTGTGATTTGATTTTCTTCTCTTCGTCATGTGACATTCCAGGATTGTCTTCCTGCTTCATCTTAAATATCACATTGGCTGCGAGCTGTGCCTGACGCTCTCTCGGCTTGTTCTTGATAGCGATGGCAAGCTTAGTATTAAGAGAGTTGACTTCAGCAGAATAGGCAGCTTTGGCACTTGCACTCTGTTTCGGTGAATTGGTATTTATCAATTCAAGACGAGCCTGATTTGCAAGAGCTTTGAGACTATTTGCATAATCTGCATAAGCGCCTTCTTTCTCATACTGAGCAATCCATTTTCCGGTGGTCTTGTCAAATATCTTATTCTCGATGAGCTCATAAGCATCTTTGGCTTCTGCCATCTTTGTGGATTTCGTCTGCTTCTTGGTTTCTTTCTCAGAATATCCAAGAATCTTTTTCTTCTTAACTTCCTTGCCTTCGCTATTTATGTACGTCTCATAGACATTTATCTTTTTGCCATTCTCGTCTTTGACGTACTTTCCGTTCTCGTCACGAAGATACTCATAAATCGGTTTATGATACACCTCGTTAGTATATCTATATTCCTTTTCACCAGTCAGAACGTTGATTCCGTTGGAAATAGAACCGGGATTATCAGGGTCTGTGTACTTAACTGTTCTGCGATCGACTCGCTCTTCGGAACTTGCTTTAGATATCAATGTGGAAGCACCTTTCTTTGCGCCACCTTGATACTTTTCTTTCAGACTAGCAATATCATTGTCAATCTCGCTCTGACGCCAATCCAGATGATGCTTCTCGGCATCGATAATAACCATGGAGTGCTTCGTTGCTTTGGCAATCTCATCGAAACCTGCGCCCTTAAGAGTCATGTCAGTTATCAAATTGGAAACCTTGCCCATTTCCATCTGCTTGTGGAAACCAGTAGCAACGGAAACTTCAGGAGCATCTTTTGGAAGAGCATACTGGTCGGTGCGGAATCCTTCAAGACCTTCAAGGGTTTTCATAGTGCTGACGTGTGTTCCATTACGTCCTTTTGACACTGGAATAACCATAACGGTGTCTCCGTCAAAATCAGCACCAGAAAGCTGTTCGGCTGTTGCAGAGTTAATGCCAATTGCATCTCGAGCTTGTCCAAGAAGTTCCTGACCAGTTTTGTGATTGTTGTTAACCGTCAGTTTCGGGATCTCAAATATCCCTTCATGAGGATATCTAATGAGAACGACTTCTTGTCCGTTGTCGTAGTTAGGAGCATAAACCTCTGTAGGCTTCAGATCGTCAATTGGTAATATCACGTGTGCCTGCTGACCGGGAAGAGCAACTGCTTTCAAATGAACTGCAGATGCATCACAGTCGTCTGCAAAGGACGACAAGAAATGCTGCTTGATGATCGGATTCGTCAAAGCACAAATATCATTGTACTCGTTAAGCTTCTGCTCATAGCTGGCATTCAGCTGCTTCTGTATCAATGCAAGAGGCTGCTTAGAAAGAAATTGAGAAGATAAGGTTTTGCCCCAATCTCCCCAATCGCCTTCTTTATTCACGATGTTTACGCAGTTCAGATGTTCCTTACCATCTTCGCCAATATAAAACCGTTGTCCACCTTTGTCCTCAGGTTTAATCGCTGCACCGAACGGATTATCTTCATCAATCTGCCCAGTCGCTTTGTTCTTCTTCAATCCCTTAAATACGTCGCCCATTTCGGTTCCAGTAACTTGGTGGGAGTTGAAGATAATATCAACGCCTTTCGGAAGACTCGCAGCGGTCTTATCGTCCATGTACATCGCCATACCTTTCAGGTAATACTTATTATCAACGGCAATGCGGACCTGTGCGTAATTTGCTTTACCCAAAGAAAGATCGTCAACTCCACGACGAATTTCAATAACGCCGTCTTTTGCAAGACCACCTTCCTCAGCATATCTAATGCTGACGCGGTTGGAGTCGACGCTTTCCGGATAATACATCCCGTATTTTGTTCTCTTAAAATCAGGATGCTTTTCTTCGGCAATTTCAGCAAAGCGGTCATAGTCAGCGATCGTTCTGACCTGACCAGTCTTTACTGCAATGCCTGCCATTTGCTTTGTGGTTCCCGGAGGACACAGAACTTTCATCGAGGTGTATTTACCTGGATTGGTTGCCTGCTCAACTCTCAGATCACCATAAGCAGAATATCCTTGATCAACCAACTTCTTGACAGCTGCATTTAAAGCCGTTTCAGAAATACCACTATTAATGGGTTTGCTTGATTTATCAAGAATAATGACATCTTTCTCAGAACCTTTACCAATATCAATGATTCCCTTTGCATCGACCTGTTTCTTCAGAAAATCAACGGTCTGGCTCATACTATCAGACTTCTTGTAGAGCTTTCCATCTTCCCGCAACAGGTTACGAACAGTGCCTTCAGTGATCTCTAATATCTTAGCAATCTCAATGTTACTCTTTCCCTGCTCGTGTAATTCCTTTGCGGTGGTCGTCTGATGATTGTGGATGGTTTCTTTTGCTGAAGTAATTCGTGCCCGGAACTCTCCAGAAGTCATGTTCATTGCGTCAGCAATATCATTGTTGGTAAAGCCTTCTTTGCGCATTCGGGTTACTTCACTCATAAAGTAGGATTCATGCTGATAAGGATTCTCGCCAGATCCCCAAGGATATCTACCAGAGTGTCGAGGTGTTCCGTAATGCTTTAATGCTTTCCGTTCGTTATACTGTTCAACACCTTCAAACTCATCAAGAATATCAATCCTCGAATCTCGCAAGGTTTCGACGACTTGCAACAAGTCATCCAAATTTAGTTCGCCCATAAGTATTCCTCCTGAGTAAAGTAAT